AAGTACGCATCTGGGTCATTAAATCTTCTGTTCACAAAGAAACCATTAGGCACCATGCCCATGTTTCTTAAACTGTTAATGTCATTGTCTGCACTTCCAGTTGTACCTGGGGTGTTTAAAATAACATCAGCAACGAAGATTAAATCATTAGGGATGTGTAATGATACTGCTCCTGCTCCTATCAAAATACCTCTATCATCTTTAGTTTTTTGAATCTGAATTAAAGATGTTTCGAGTACAGTTTGAGATAAGTCAGCATCTGTACCATTATTTGCTTTATTGCTCTGATTACCACCTACTACTACAGGGTGAGCTATACTAATAAATGCAGCACCATCACCAATAGCATCAGCTCCGGTATTAAAAGCATTATTGAAAACTTTAGCAGCTTTCTGTTGCTTTGTATTTGCCATTGCTCGTGCTAAACCTTTTGCTCTTAACTTTGAAAAAGTGTCATAGAGGTTGTCCTCCATTGCTTCTTCAGTAATTGCAAAAGCTAGTGCGACAGTTTCATTGTTATATCTTGCGACATAACTTTCACTTGCATTATCAAAAGTTACAGCAGCACCTT